GGGAAAACGGTACAGGTGGTTGACACTCCGAGTGGACAAGCTAAAATCTTTTACGACTCCTCTGGTGGTGCTTATTTTTACAACTATGAGACTGGGCAAATGGAAGAAAAAGATGTCCCTGACAAACCTTATTAACTATGAATGAACTAATTGAATCACTAGAAGACTTTACCTGGGAAAACTATAAAGATATTAGCGATGCCCTTGTTACTTTTAATGATTATGAGGTAGAGAATGAGATGTTCCGACAAGCCTCCATCTACTCCTACTATTATGGATTGATGAGCATGGCTAAAAAGATGGTGAACGAGAGAAGCTTACAGCTTACGCGCTTTTCATCCCAGTCCCGCAGGGAGGCGAAGCAACAGACAATGAAAAAACTTACAGCTAAGGATCTAGATGATCTGGTGTTTGCTAACCAAGAATACTCTGTAAAGCAGACTGCACTAGATGATGCTACTTTCAAATATGAAATGCTGAAAGGACTCGTCCGAGCCCTTGAGCAGAAAAAAGATATGTTACAACAAGTTTCTGCAAATAAACGAGAAGAAACTAAACTATATAAGTGATACAACTATTATACACTAACCACTAACTAAAAGGAAACTACAATGGCTATTAATCTTGAAGCTCTCCGTGCCAAGCACGAACAACTTAACAACCCGCAGATGGGTAACAACGCAGACTTTCTCAAAAAGTTTTATCAAATTCCTGAAGGCAGTAATGCGATTCGCCTTCTTCCTTGGAGGGATGATGAGAAGGAATTCTATGCCGAAACCAAAATCCATAGAGTCCCTGGACCCGATGGATCTGTGAGAAACATCCACTGTCGTAAGATTCATGGTGAGGCTTGCCCGATGTGTGAGCTTTACTTTGCTCTGTGGAAAACGGGACGCAAGGAGGACGAGGATATGGCTCGTAAAATTAAACCCCGCGCCCGTTACTATATGAATATTCTTGATCGTGAGAGTGGAGATGTTAAAATCCTCTCTATCGGTGTGATTCTTTTTAAGAAGATCATCGGTGCGATGCTTGACGAAGACTTCGGGGACATTACTGATCCCGAGACTGGTCACGATTTTAAGATCGTGAAAGAGATGGAAGGACAATGGCCGAAGTACGATCAGTCTCAGCCTCGTCCCAAGTCTTCTCCTCTCGGCAGTAAAGCCGAGATAGCATCCTGTATGGAAAGTCTCCATGAAATTCATGAGCTTGTGAAGCTTGAAGAGTATGAGGATGTTAAAAAAGCTGCTGCAATTCTTACTGGGGTTGCGGTGCAAGGTACTCCTTTATCCGAGACTAAGGAAGTTTCCGATACTGATTACCTCTCTAAATTGCAAGGTTAATTAAATATGAGAAATATTATTCTTACTTTGGTTTGTACTGTGGTGCTTGGTGTTGGTCTTGGATCATGCGCTGTTCTGGAGGGGTTCTTCGGAGAAGGTACGGTGTTTACTACGCAGGATCAACTGCAAGAAGGGGAAGAGGCTGCTATTATTCCCTGGGACCAGTTGCCTGATGCTATTAAAGATAAGATCCCTGAGGGGACTGCTCTTGTCATGGCAAATAAAGATCAGTTAGTTGCTAATGCTGCGTACATTCCGGTTGGTGGAGAACTAGATGGGGATGCTCTTGGTGGTATTATAGACGCTGTTTTTGGTGTTGCTAGTACTTTCCTCCCTGCCCTCGCGGCTTGGGAAGGAGTTGTTACTATGTTTAGTCAGCGTAAGCGGAAGCATTATGTGAAAGCTATCAAGTCTGTCCTTCCCCTGGATAAGAATGTAGATATTGGTGGGGCTGTGGGGAGTGTTGCTGCTGCTCTAGGGTTGTCTCACTCTTCGGAAGCCTCTAAGGAAGTTTTTGAAGACGAAGAAGCCTAAAAAGTAAGTTAGGTTCTATTATAGGAAGGCACCTGTCCCTGGTGCCTTCCTTTTTTATTATGGCAAATAAACTAAAAATACTTTGTGCGCCTTCTAATGAGGGGGGTTGTGCATACTACCGCATTATAGCTCCGTACAAGAAGCTGGAAGAGCTTTATCCCGATAGAGTAGAGATACGATGGAATAAGAATCCTCTAGGGATGAACGAGAAGGATGGGACTTGGAAGCAGGGGTGGAAATTTGAGGACATGAAGTGGGCAGACATTGTGTTCACTCAAAATCTCTCTAACTTCGGAGGAAATTACACGGCAAGAATTGTTGGAAAAGCTAAAGAATTCGGGAAGTTTGTCCACTATGATACCGATGATTTGCTGACTGATATTTATAAGGGGCACAGACTTTATGATGTGTACAGAGATAAGGGCTTACGGGATATTACCAAGTTCATTTACGCACATTCCGATCTCGTTACTGTAACTCAAGGCAAGTTTGCTGAACGAGTGGCTCCGTACTGCAATCCCCATAATGCTCTTGCTGTGGTAAAAAATTGTATTGATTATAATTTACCTTGTTGGAATATGGAGAAGCTTCCCAAACCCAAAAAGAACTATTGTCGCTTTGGTTGGGTAGGAGGCATTCACCATGAGCAAGATTTGCGTTACTTCTCAGGGGTTCCACACTTTGTTAATGGTAGAGTAGGGAGAGAGAACTGTAGGTGGGACTTTTATGGGCACCCACCTCCCCAAACACCTCTCGATGATTGGCAGTACGATGTCTGGAGAAAGTATAAAAATATTATTCTTCGGGGATTTAAGGGAGGCAAGAATTGGGATATCCATTTCGCCCAAACCCCAGATAGATATGGACAGATGTTTACTAACATGGATGTAGCTCTTGCTCCTCTTGAGATGAATGATTTCAATGATTCTAAATCAGAGATTAAGATAGCTGAATGTGGGAGATACAAGATTCCTCTTGTGGCATCCAATGTGGGGTGCTATGATGAATGGATTATAAATGGAAAAACAGGATATTTAATTGAGCCAGGAAAAAGCCATATTTCTGAGTGGACGAAGGTTTTGAGTCATTTAGCTAAGAATCCTGATTTGGTTAAAGAGATGGGTGAGAATCTTTATAATCTTACGGAATCAGCGTTTGACATGAATAAGGTGGTAAAGGGAAGACTTGATTTATATGAGGAATTGATGAGTGTCAAAGTTCAAGATTAAATTCATGAGTGGCTGGTCTAATCCTGGGGGAGGTACTATTCATCATATAGCTCTAACAAATTTGCTAAATGATAATGGGTTTGATTGTACTTTTTACGGTCCTCACACATGGCATTTAGATCAATGTAAGGGGGGTTTACTTCAAGATGCCGTTGTTACTCCTGATGATATAGCAATTACTCATTTTATTCAAGTTCCTAAGCCCCTTAGAGGAAGAAAACATATTCTTAGTTGTCACGAAAAGGATCTATTCCCTGTTAGGCATATGGTTTACCAGCAGTACGATATTATTCATTTCGTAAGTACTTCTCAAAAAGAGTGGCAGGATGTTGATCACCCATCTATTGTTATTCCCCCCTTGGTAGCTAGACTAAAGTGGAACGATCCTAAAAACAATGTTGCTGGTATTATTGGAAGTATTGATAAAAATAAACGGGTTCATAAATCCATTGAAAGAGCTTTATCTAATGGTTATAATAAAATACTTCTTTTTGGAGATATTACGGATTTGCCCTATTTCAATGAATATGTTTCTGAGTTAGTTAATTCTGGCAAAGCTATTCTAATGGGTCATGAGGACGATCCTGAGGCTATGTACGGGCAGATCAGCAAGGTCTACCACTCCTCCCTAAGCGAGACTTACGGGCTCGTAGAGGCTGAGTGCAAGCTCGCTGGGATCCCCTTCGATGGACCCAGCAATAACCAAGAGATCCTAGATAAGGGGGAGATTTTAGAGAGATGGAAAAAAATATTAGTTTAAAGAAAACTACTAATATATTAATTAATTTAGAGAAAGCAGTAGATAGACTTAAAAAATCTACTAAACTCTTAAATGATCTAGAAATTCCTTTTGAAAGATTTAATGCAATTGAGCATGAACGAGGTCTTATTGGGTGTGGCTTATCCCATTTAAATCTTTTAGAGAAAATAACTCCTGGGACAATAATTTTTGAAGATGATATAGGATACATGCCTAATACTACTACGGAGGTTACTGTACCCGAAGAAGCAGATGCAATTTATCTAGGGGTATCTAACCACGGATATATTAGAACACAACCGTATGGATATAGGGGGGTAGTTCTCGCTTCTCAATACACCCCACAATGTAAGCGAATTTTTAATATGTGTTCTACTCATGCTATTTTATATTTGAGTGAGAGATATATAAAATCTGCTAGGGAGATTGTTTCGAAATGTTTACAAAAGGGGTTTCCTTTTGATTTAGGGTTAGCTTCTATTCATAAAGATTTTAATATTTTAACACCAAATGATCCTATTTTTTATCAAACGGAACAACCTGAGTTCACTAAATTTAGTTTAAAAGTATGATTTCTTTCTGTCCAGGCTATTTTGGTTGGCTAGGGAACCAAATGTTTCAGTATGCGACTACTTTTGCAGCTAGTAAGAGGGCTGGAGTTGTTTGCGCCTTTCCTGAGAATGATCCCAACTTGTTTGAGTTGTTTACACTTTCGGCACAAAAGAATAATAGACTGCAAGGACAGATGATTTATAAGGAGCCTCATTTTCATTATGCCCTTGTTCCTCAGGTTGATGAAATTACTCTTCATGGGTACTTTCAATCAGAGAAATACTTTGCCGACTATAGGGACGAATTAAACGCTGAATTTTCCCTTCGTAATTCAAAGTACCCAGAACAACTAGATGATGATTATATTGGTATTCATATTAGAAGAGGTGATTACCTCAATCATCCTACGATTCATCCAACCTGTTCTTTGGAATATTATGAAGAAGCTTTAGCTTCCTTGCCTGACAAACCTGTAAAGGTATTTTCTGATGATAGAGAGTGGTGCGCTAAAAACTTTAAAGGTGATAGGTTCCATGTTTCGACTAGAAATTTCATAGAGGACTTTGAATTGATGAACTTGGTTCGGGGCTGATGGACCAGGATCTGCAAAGGATGTGGTTCCTAGTAATTGGATTAAGATATGATTAAACTAGCAGAAGCAACTAATGATAAACAAGATTTGGATGCGCTTTCCGAATGGGTTTCTGGGTATCCGAGACTTACTCAAGGGGAGCTTACTAAAAAGTACGAATCTGAGTGGTCCAAATATTTAGGTGTTAAAAATAGTGTTTCCGTAAACTCAGGTTCTTCGGCAAATCTATTAATGTTGTACTCCTTGATAGAGGTTGGAGATTTAGAGCCGGGAGATTCGGTTATTGTTCCTGCACTTTCTTGGTCAACGGATCTTGCACCCATAATTCAATTAGGCTTAACCCCTATTCTATGTGACTGCAACATGACGGATTTTTCTTTAGATCTAGATCACCTAGAGGAGTTGTTGGATGAGGGCGTCGTTTTTGAAGAGCAGGGGATTAGGATTAGAAAGAGAGCTAAGGCAGTAATATTAGTTCCTGTTTTGGGATTTGTTCCAGATATGGAAAAGGTACTATCTATATGCAATAAACATAAGGTGATATTGTTAGAGGATTGTTGTGAATCTTTAGGTTCGGAGTATAAAGGTCAAAAGCTTGGAACTTTTGGAGTTATGTCTACTTTCTCTACCTTTTTTGGGCATCATATTTCTACTATTGAAGGAGGAATGATTTGCACTAATGATTCAAAATATAATAAGATGCTGAGATCAATTAGAGCGCATGGTTGGGGGAGAGATTGGACAGAGGAGCAACAACAAGAAGAGCAGCGAGAGTGGGGAGTTTCTAAGTTTGATGCTGCATTTACTTTTTATACTGCTGGATTTAATTGTAGAAGCACAGATCTTCAAGCTTTTTTAGGTCTTCGTCAACTAAAAAAACTACCTAGAATTGTTGAAAAAAGGAATGAGAACTATAAGAAATATCTAAACCTTTTGGGTATGCCTGATGATTTAGAAGGGCTCTTTGTTTCTAATTTTGCTTTTCCTGTTATATC